TCGTTAAAGGGTGATTTAAAAAAGGCAACTAATGACCCGGAAATACAAGGCCGTTCGAATGAACTAATAGAGCTGGAAAAAAGGGTAAGCAAAATACCGCTTTATAAATACGCTGTATCGAATGCTACACCAGAGGCGTTAGAATCTTTAGCGTTTAATCAGGGTGGCATTTGGAATGTTATCAGTGACGAGGCGGGAGCTATAAACGTATTATTGGGCGGTATCTATTCAGAAAAAGCCAGTAATGCGGATATTGTTTTACAGTCATGGGATGGTGATTGGCTTGCGTCAAGTCGTGTTACCAGGAAAACGGGCGAAGGTTACGTAAAAGGCTCGATCTCGGTTATTGCTCAAGACGAAACAATAAAAACTATACTTGAGGCGGGTATAAGGGGTAATGGTGTCAGCGAGCGATTTCTATTATTTAGAGAGCCTAACATGTTAGGAAAGCGCGACCATCACAAATACGTGCCAGTTGATAAACAATTAAAAGCGGATTATTCAGCGCTAATAAATCAAATAGTGTTTAGCGAAAAAACGACACTAGAGTTTGATTATGATGCGATCTTATTTATCCGTGATATGAAACAAGTAATTGAGCCTGACATGGGGGATTATGGCGAATACTCAAATAATACACTTAGGGGTGTGGTTGGTAAGATGGATAAACAAGTTATGAAAATTGCTTGCGTTTTACATGTTATGGATAACTGGACATCAAATAAATTAACCACGGTTTCACTGTATTACGTTAAATGGGCCTATTCGATTTACGAGCAGCTAATAAAAATGTATATAGCGTCAGCAAATAGCCAAGGTTATGTTGGCTTGAACTCTGAAATTAAAGCGGTGATCGAACAATTTATAAGATTCTCAGAAAAAGGAAAGCAAGTAATAAGCGTAACTGTTTTACGAGATTACATTAAAAGAAAATCAGTATTTAAGTCGAGAAACAAATTAAGCTCTTATCTTAAAGATACGATCATTCCTAAATGTATAGAGTTAAATTTGTGTGTCATGTACGAAGGGAAAATATATATAAATCCTAAGTTGACATAGTTAATAATTAATATATAGTTATATAAACAAAACATAAAATATAAGTGAGATTGTAATGAAAATATTAATTGCGTTATTAAGTTTGGTTATTGTTGGTTGTGATGGTTCTAATACTGAAAAGGTTGATAATTCTACACCTATTAATTATTTAGACTCTAACTGTCAACTACCAATAATGAATGTTTATTTTATAATTCAGAATGCCATTTTTTACGATGATGATAGTTTTTACTTCAGGGTGAAAGACGGGCAGCAATACAATCTTAATTATGTTTACAATAAAGAAAATGGAAGTTGTAACATTTCTTATTCAGACTCGGATATTATGTATTTTGATGCTGAAAAAGTAAAAATGCCGAACGAGTATTTTACGTACCGTGGAATGCTTTACAAATTTCCTGTTAATAATTAATAAGTGAGTAAAAAATGTCAAATTCAGAAGGTGATTTATGGCGCACACCGCCAGAGGTTTTTTCGGCGCTAAACAAAGAGTTCAATTTTGGTGCTGATATGGCCTGTAGTAATGAAAACAAACTATGCCAGATTGGATATACTGAGCAAGATAATTCATTAAATTTATACTGGCATTATGAAATAGAGGAAATTATTCAGGTTGACGGTTTAAAATATGTATGGTGCAACCCACCTTATTCAAACCCTTTACCGTGGGTTGGAAAAGCAATTGAGTCACAAAAACATGGCCTTGGTGTGGTTATGCTACTTAATGCCGATGATAGCCCACAATGGTTTTATGAGGCACTTAAAGGCGTATCTGAAATTAGGCGTATAACTGGATACAAACAAGGTGGCAAGTGGAAAAATGGACGGCTTGAGTTTATTAATCATAAAGGCGAACCGGTAAAAGGAAACAACAAAGCTCAATTTATATTAGTTTTTAATCCGTTCAAAATTGGCGCACAAGTCACTTCACACATAGCAAAAAATAAACTAATGGAGTTAGGCAGATGATTAAATCAATCACATTGACAATAAACGGTGTTGAAGTTGATGCTCGTGTTGATTACGAGTACATTCCAGAAAATAAAGGTTGGCACGATGAGCCGCCGCATGATGAATCATTTGAATGGAATCATTTAGACTTGATCACGCTTGATGATAACGGGCACGAAATAACAACAGATGTTTATGTGTTAATGCCTTTACTAGAATCCGAAATAATCGAACAAATAAAAAGTTGATTTATTAATTTATATATAATACATTCAACAAAACAACCAAATAAGTGAGTATGAAAATGAAAGCAAAACTATCTAATAACAATACATTTGCAGCAGTTGAATATTTAGCATCTATTGGTGTTAAAAAAGAGGAATGCGAAAGAGTTCTTTTTAAGGCATTAAAAGAATTCTGCGGCATTGAAAGTTTAACAGCCCCTTTTGTCGATGTAGAGATTTTGTTCGACCCAAAAAGTCGGGTGATGAATCTTCCTAAGTTAAACACTATATTTCCGTTTGATGAATGGATAAAAGTAGTAAATAAAAATTACGAAAGTATCCCGCTTGGTTTTGATGTTATTTACAAAATAAAAGGTAAGTGCGAAACATTAGTTCATGCCGTAAATCAAGACGATGAAGTTTTAGAATTTAAGGTTATTGGTAGAAAGTTTTAGCGGTTTAAGTTAATTAATGGGGGATAGTTATGAGCTTAATAAAAGATGTAAAAAACTTAACGCCTTTGTGGGTTGTTATATGCAGAAATAGCAGTGAACAAGCCTACGTATTAAATTGGTGCAAAGTTAATGGTAAGTCATTTTCTAACTGGATGGGATGCAATGATAACTTCCCTATGTGCTACGACATTAGAGAAGATACTGTTGGTTGGACTGATTTGCTTGATCGCGCAATGAGTTACATTGATTTTATAACATTTTACAATAACGAAATTTACATAAGTGAGATAACAAAATGAAAAGTGAAACACATGAAGATAGAGTAAAGATTTTAGCGGGTGCGCCGAATGATGGTAAGGCTACACATTTTGATAGCGACCTTGATTATATATATTACGACGACTATAACGTAATGGTGTATGTAAATCACCTAGGCAAGTGGATTGCATATGGTAGTGTGGTAACAGCCATACGCTCACTAGCAGACATACAAAAGCTAGTTGATATGCAAAATGAGATTGATGCGTTGAGCAAGCAGGTTGAGGTTTTGCACAACACTTATTCTATTGGAGGGTTTGATTAATATATAACTGGTCGGAGTTAACTTTAAATGACTAAAGAACAAAAGTGGCTTAACACCATAACACTCAAAAAACAGGATTAAAAATGCTAGACGTTGAATCAATCAAAGCCAGTGTTGATATTGTTGATATTGTTGGCGGTTACATTGAATTAAAGAAAGCGGGTAAGAATTACCAATCTTGCTGCCCTTTTCACAATGAAAAATCACCTTCATTTTCAGTAAGTCCAGACAAACAGATTTATCATTGTTTTGGTTGTGGCGCTCATGGTAATGCGATTGATTTTGTAATGGAAATAAACGGCATAGAGTTTCTTGACGCTGTTAAAATAATCGACCCAAATGCAATAGAAGAGCGTGAAAGTAATAAAGGTAAATACATACCGGTTAAGCGTAAATCTGTCAGGCGCGTTAGATTGCCGTTAAATCAAGAGCCGCAACCGATTGATAAAATTAAAACGATATTAGATAGCTGTGAAAGAATAACGGGCAATGGTGAGTTTGCGTATATCACCAATCGCGCCCAGGTATTAATTGTAACTGATTTAAACCTTGAGCCAATAACGCTGGCATTAACTCGCGGATCAGGCCAAGAACTGAATTACCTTGATAAACGTTTCATTTATGGCGGCTGCATTTGTCTTGGCAATATGTCACAAGATTTAATACTGGTAAAAGATTGGGCATCATCGGCAAAGTTACATTATAAAAGCGGGTTTAATGTAGTTTGTTATCTTGAGTCGTTAAATTTCAGATTCATCTATCCTGATTTAATTAAGCTGAATAGTAATGTAAAAATATTATGTCACTCGAAAAGTGAAGTTGAAGAAGTTGACGGTTTTTTTATAGAGCAAGTTTGGTTTAATGAGGTAGGTAAAACGATAAACGTTGAAAGTTGGTTAGAAGTAAATTAATTTAAAATAGTTGTTGTATTTATATAATTTATGTATATAGTTAGGGTTAGTTAATAAATAAAACCCAAAAAAAAAGCCCTATAAAGATAGGGCTAAACAAAACATAAGTGAGTGCTTAAAGGTTGGGGAAACTCGAAGCCTGTTAAGTATCTATTAATTAAAAACTAAAGTCAATAGGTGAGTTATGGAATTAAAATTTAGGGGTGTTTGTATAAATACTGGAAAAATGGTTTATGGCGGCGGTATAGATACAGAAAGAAATACACCAATGATAATCAATCAAGGTATTAGAACTCCGGTTGTAGCTAGCACTCTTGGTCAACACGCGGGATTGAAAGATAAAAACGGTGTTGATATTTACGAAGGTGATATTGTTAACGATGACTTAATCGGTATATGTCAAGTTAAGTTTAATGAGATTCATGCAGCATTTAAGGTTGTTCATAAAAACAAATCTACCGCAAAATGGTTTGTTGATTACCTACCTAATGAGTTTAAATATTTAAAAGTAATCGGCAACATACACGAAAACCCTGAGTTGATGGAGAATTAGTTATGTCAGAAAGTACATTAGACAACGTATTAGGCGAGGAAGAATTTTTTGCCTTATATCCAAAGAAAGAGCCTAAGAATGTTCCTAGTAAAATATCAGAAGTTTCTAGCCGTTTATTAGATATTGAGATTGAAAAGCTAGAGTGTGAAAGTATGGACGATTACGATTATGACTAAATTAATTAAGTACACCAAAAAGCAATTAAAGCTATTAACAGATCCAACCGTTAAGAATACCGATATTGTTAAGCAAACCACGTTGAATTATAGGCAGGTTTACGAAAAGCGAGTTAGGTTAGGAATTATCAATGTTAAACGTGACGGTGACAAACGTATAAAGTACACCGATGAACAACGAAGTGTTATTTATGATACAAGCATAAAACCAAGTGATGCCGCTAAAATGCTTGGTATATCGTTTAACAAGGTTTACAACGCTAGACAATATGTTGGTTTAGTATGACTTACAAAGAACTTGCAACGTCTGAAGATAAAGCGAAGTTATATCGATTAAAAATTGCGGTAGGTAAAGAACGTTTTAGCGAGATATGCAAAGAATTAGAGGTTGTTTTTAATAGAAACTTTGATCGGGAATTAACAGAAGAATTAAAGCCGATAAAAGCAAAGGCAGCAACCGACTTTTTAATTAATAGAGAATTGAGGTTAAGTGAGTGAGTGCAATACCAAAAATTGGAAAAATAACCCCATACCCGTACCAATGGGAAATAGTCGAAAGCATTAAAAACCATATTCGTAATGAATGGTCAAATTTTAAAGACACAAACAAAGTAAGACCTGCATTAGTTGAGGCGTTTGTTTCTGCTGGTAAAACGATTGTTATTGGTGCAGTTGCAAATCATTGTGTAAGCGTTGGCGGTAGAGTGCTTATACTTGCCAGAATTGGTGAGCTGATTAAACAAAATGCTGATGAATGTTGGAACATGGATACTGCTAATAGTATTTATTCAGCAAGTTTATCAAGAAAATCAACACACCATAATTGTGTAGTAGGCACTGAAAAAACCGTTGCTAATGCAATAAACGGTGATTTTAAAGAGTGGTTTCCGCATGTAATTATAATAGATGAATGTCACGAGGTATCTTGGCGTGATGTTATGGAAGACCATCCGACAACTGCATACGGTAAGATATTAAAACACTTTATTAAGAAATATCCAAAAGTTGCAATAATTGGGTTAACTGGTACTCCTTATCGTGGCGTTGAATCAATTGTTGGTCCTTTCTGGGAATATGAAGTTGAACCAAAAGTTGGAAGACAGTTTTTAGTTAGTAACGGTTATATTGTTCCTACTATTTTTGGTTTCGGCCATGATGATGTTCAGTATGATTTATCTGAATTTAACAAACTTAATGAATTTGGCACAGACGATTACACAGCAAGCGAATTAGAGCAAATGGCTAACAAAATGGACGTTAGCACGACACATAAAATAATGCTTGAAGTTATGGAATTAACCAAGTCTCGCAATGCAGTATTAATAACATGCGCAAGTTTAAAGCACTGTGAAGAAGCGGCGCAAGTGTTACCAAAAAACAGTTATGGTATTGTTACCGGTGCGACTGATAAAATATTGCGAGCGAAAATATTAGAGGATACATTTAACGGCAAATTAAAATATGTATTCCAAATAGGTTGCCTAACAACAGGTATTAATATTCCACTTTTTGACACTAGTATTATTTTACGCAAGATCGGCAGCTTAACATTGCTAACACAGTTATTAGGTCGAGGAATGCGACTGTTAAAAGACTTTCAAGTTGAGCAAGGCATAACTAAAAATGACCACTTAGTGCTTGATTACACCGATACCATGGCATCTATGCAGTCAATGTTTGACGATCCGCTATTAGAGCAAGCCGTACTTGATAAATCTAAAAAGAAAAACGAAGAAACTAGAACATGTCCAGTGTGTGAATTTGAAAATAGCATTCATGCAAGACGGTGTGTAAACGGTATTGATGATGTTAGATGTGAGCACTTTTTTTCTTATAACGAATGCCCTGCATGTCACACTAAAAACGATAAATCTGCTAGAGTTTGTAGAAACAGCGAATGTAACAAAGTATTAGTTGACCCAAACGCGAACTTAAAAGGAAAGCATTACACTGAGGCAGATTGGAAAGAAGTTATTAGCATGAAGTTAATACCTTGTAAAAATGGCGGCATATTGGTTGTGTTTGATCTGGAATATGGAGAAACGGCAAAGTTATTTTTTAATCCGTGGTCAAGTCCTGGCGCTAAAAGAATATGGCAGCAAAACTTTGTTAATCGTTTTGTTGATGGGCGAGGAATGCAGAACAAGATAATCGGGCTTCCAAATAATAAAGCTGTTGTACAGGTCAGAGATAGCTTTAAAACTCCGGTTAGAGTTACACATAGAATTAATGAAGGTGGCAAATCAGTTGTGCATGGCTTGCAATTTGATGATGTTAAAATGCTTGGTAATAAGCAGGTGGCAACCAATGATTAAATCAGCAAGAAACCGAAACGGTGTACTTTGTTATTTTGACGATGAAGTAAACCAAAAGGTTAAAAGCAGAAAGGAGTTTCCAGAGCAAGTAGATTTAAATGCGTTTTGTGAAGACCTTTACCCATGGGAGTATAAGTTAATGTTCCATGTACCAAATGAATCAAAGTGTGCGGTACAGCATAGGCGAGATTTAAACATGGCAGGAATAAAAAAAGGCGCATCTGATTGGATTATATTAATAAGCCGCAAAGGTTACGGTAGCATGATACTTGAGCTTAAACGGGCAAGAAAACGAGATAGCACAATATCTAAAGAGCAAACAGATTTTTTATTAACAGCAGAAAAAGAGGGTAACTTTGCAGTTGTAGCATACGGATTCAGGGCGGCACTTGCTGCAATAGAATATTATTTAAAATAGGGTTGATTTATCTAACTACATATATTATATTCTTGGTTGTTAAATAAAACATAAGTGAGCAAAAATGATAACAGATATTAGAAACATAGAGATATACACAGCGGATCAAATGAGCAATGAAGATTACCATAAACATGCAAATGTTAGCGGCTCTACATTGTGTAAAATTTTCAACACCTGCCCTGCTGAGTATAAATATGCTGAACCAACAGAAAGTAAAGCGTTAACGTTTGGCATAAGTGGACATGCCGCAATGCTTGAACCTGATTTGTTTGATCGTGAATTCGTTAAAGCGCTTGATAAAGAAGAATATCCGGACGCGCTAACGAGTGATGCATCAATGAAAGCATGGTTAAAAGAGCGTGGTTGTTCTGGCTACTCGACTAAAAAGAAAGATGAACTAACGGCACAAATACTGGCTCATTCTGAAATATCAGGCGAGGTGGTTCACATTTGGCATTTAATGCTAGAAGAATTTGAACGGGAAAATGAAAATAAAACAATTGTTCCTGTAAACGATTTTGAAACCATTATGAAGATGCGACAAGTTGTGCACCAAGATCCGCAAATGAATTCATTATTCAAAGATGCGACAATTGAAATGTCTTTATTTTGTGACGTTCTTATCGGTGAAAAGTGGCATTCGATAAAAGTTAAGCCAGATGTTGTAACGGCAAATAACGAAATACCGGACTATAAAACGACTGCAAACTCTGATCCTGAAAAGTTTGGGCGTGATGCTTATTACATGGGTTATTGGTTAAAGCAAGCGTTTATTAGTGATGTGTTTAGTTTAGCTTATGATCGAACATTTAGACCGGGCTTATTAGCTCAGTGTAAAAAGTCACCATTCATACATCAAATGTATTGGCTAACACAAGACCAAATACGTGTAGGTCGTGAACAGTACACGTTTGCATTGCAGCGTTATACATGGTGCAAAGAAAATAATACATGGCCAAGTTATTTTGATGGTGCAGTTGATTTGCCTACACCTGATTATGTGGCTAGATTGCATGATTTTGAGCAAGACGAAATAAGCATTAAGTTTGAGGAATAAGCTAATGAATAATGATGTAGTAAATTTAAGAGATACAATAATTCCAAAGTCTGACCAGTTAAATGCTGATGATTTAGTTGGCACAACAATGACAATAACTGTTACTTCAGTATCTCGCGGAAATGTAGAAAGCCCGTTAATTGTAAACTATCATAATGACGGCGGCAGACCGTTTAAGCCTTGTAAAACTATGCGTAAATTACTTATAGTTGCATGGGGTGAAAATGGCAATGATTGGATAGGCCGATCTATGACTTTATTTTGTGACTCAACTGTAAAATGGGCTGGTCGTGAAGTTGGCGGAATTAGAATAAGCCACCTTTCACACATTAAAAAGCGCATTGAAGTAAACCTTACAGCAACTAGAGGGCAAAAGAAACTTTACACTGTTAATATATTACAATCAGCTATGTATCCAGACGATAAGTTTAATAAAGCATTTGAAGCTATGAAGTCTAAAATACTTAATAATGAAATGACGCTTTCACAGGTTATTACACATTGTAGTAAAACTGGAACATTAAGCGATCAGCAATTACAGAAACTTAATAGCATTAACCCTGTAATTAACGAGCCAACAACTGGATTTAAACCTGCCGAAACAGTGGAGAAAAAACAAGTTACGGCTGACAATACAAAACAAGAAGTTAACGAAGGTGATGTTACTAAAAACTTTTAATAAACACTTGCAATAAATCAATAATTGTATATTATTAAGTTTCTGAAACCAAGCGGCGGCAACTGATTAGCACTTGTAAAAAGAAAGTTGCTGACACTGGGAAAGACTAGAATTAGTTTTCATAGGCGGCTGCACTAGCTAACCCTCGTATTATAATGCGTTTGGCGTATAGTGAAAAGGTTGTTACGGTTAGTATCGGTTGTAGAAAATACACTTAAGATATTTAGCCCAAAAGCCCTTTGCCGATAGTGCAAGCGCCTATGTAAATTAAAACTATTTAGTGTAGTTGATTGTAAGACCTCGACTGCTGAACTTAACATTCAGATAGTGTCGTTCAGGGCTAATCAATTCTGTTAAGTGATTAAAACCCACCCGCATGATAACTGGTACTTATTAATGAATGTTTGCGCACGACTTTAATTAGCCTTTTCAGTTGTCAGTCGAGTGAGTTTTATTATTTTAGACAACACCCCTCCCGCTACCCATAAGAACAGCGCCCTGTGAGGGGTTATTATTTACGGGGTGATATTCGAGTGTTTAAAAGACGAATTATATCAAATGTTAGATTAGCGGTACTTATCGGTATAAATAATAAATATGCTAGAAATTCACTCGTTAAACTAACCCAAGCAGCTCCGGATCTAGGTCATGTTATGGGATCTCCTATGTATATGCGCGGCCTAATAGTTAGCAACCAACTGGTTTAATCGAGTGAATGAAAGTTAGTGATCCAATAGTTTAAAACCGCTTAATTGCGGTTTTTTGCTTTCTATCGCTTAGATAATAACCTGTGTTATACTTGCAAAATAAGTTTAATAGGTGAATAACAATGGCAGTCAACGAAAGAAAACTAAACACATTACGAGCTAATATGTCTCGCACGTATGGCAGAAATAGATCGCTTAGTAATGGTTACGATTTAACAGGCAGTTATCATGGAGCAGACGAAAAGCGAAATGTATGGGAAGTTGCAGGGTATCCTACTATTGTTAACTTTCATAATCATTGGAATATGTTTACTCGTTTCGGTATCGCTAAAGCAGGTATCATCAGAATTGTTAATAAGTGCTGGCAAGTTGCGCCAACGATTACAGACGGCGAATATAAAAAAGATGAAGAACGACCTCAGACTAAGTTTGAAAAAGACCTTTCTGTCTTAATAGAAAAGCACCAGTTATTCACACGATTAAAAGGTTTAGATAAACGTCAGCGTGTAGGCAGATACGGCGGCATTATCCCAATTGTTAAAGAGCCTATTAAAACAAAACCAGAAGAACCAATGTCAAAACTTCGCGGTGTTGACTCTGTTTTAAAATTACTCCCTGTTTACGAGTCTCAGATTGATACGAACCAAGTTAATACTATAAGCGATTTAAGCGACCCGAATTATGGATCGCCTGAGTATTATAACTTTAGAGAAGACGTTAACGGTGACAGAAACCCGCTTGCATCAAGTTCTTATGAATTAAACGCTACACGTGTTTTTGCATATGCTGAAGGTGCAGACGATGGAAGTATTTTTGGTGTACCTGCTAACGAGGCTGGCTACAACGATTTATTAACACTTGAAAAGATAATTGCATCAGGCGGTGAAGGTCACTTTAAAAACGCCAAGCAAAGAGTTGTTTACAATGTTAAAGATAGTCAGATTGCATCATCGTTAGCAAACAAAGAAGTCGACCCAAAAACAGGCAAAACAAAGAAAGAATCATGGGACGAAAACAACGATAGATTTCATAGCGGCTTTGACACGTCAATGATTTTATACGGTATGGACGCTCAGACTTTACAATCGACATTATCAGATCCAACTGCGCCTTTTACCATTGCGTTAAATTCTTATTGTGCGTCAATTGAATGCCCTGTAACTATTTTAATTGGACAGCAAACCGGACGCTTAGCAAGTGACGAAGACAATACAGCTTGGAATGGCGTAGCAGAGGCGCGTTGTAATAATGAGCTAACACCAATGATTAAGTCGTTTATCGACTACATGGTTAAAATAGGCGCGTTAACAGCACCAACCAATGAAGTTGTAATTACATGGCCTGATTTTAGCGAGCCAAGACAAACCGATAAATTAGAAGTGGCTAGTAAAATGGCTGAGATAAACAAAAAGGCATATGACGCAGGAAGACAAGACCCTGTGTTTTCTGAGTCTGAAATAAGAAAAGCGTCAGGGCATGAAGAAAGTAAACCTGATGACATGGAAGACTTTACAGAAGAAGACGAAGAAATAGGCGAAAATGAAAATACATAGTCTATCGGTTATAAATGCAAATGTAGGCAATCCGATATTGCCTACAAATAAAAAAGACCCTGCCGGACAGTTTGGCAATTTGCGTAATGCTAATGCTAGATTGAATACCAGGTATAAGCTTATTAAAAAAGGCATTCGCAATTTAATAGCCACGTTTAACCCTATTTTAATTTCTAGTAATTCACTAACTAATAACACTAATGTTTATGAATATCAGTTAGATGCTGTTAGGTATCAAAATATTAATCAATACCTGCAGAACTTACTTTATCAACAATTATTAGACGGTCCTACCGGTGTATTTAAAGAAACTTGGTTTTTAAATAGTAATCTTGATCTTGCTTATGAAAACGGAACTCAAGATGCTATTGTGTCAGCGCAACGGATAGCTTCACCTGATTTTGTGGGTGACGCCATAGCGAGACAAGTTGACGCTATTAGTATTGAACAAGTCATGTTTACTAGGCAATACCAAGATCGAGTTGGATTAGTTCAAGCTCGTGTTTTTAATGAAATGCTTGGATTGTCAGATCAAACAAAAACAGATTTAGCCGACACATTAGCGCGAGGAATGGCAGCGGGTAAAGGTGTTCGAGAGTTAACAAAGGACGTATACAAGCGCACCGATGTAAGCCACAGTCGAGCAAAGAGAATTGTACGCACTGAGGTTTTAAACGCTTACAGAACAGCAACGTCAGCAGAAACGGACGAAATTAACAACTCTGTTTATGACGATTCACCATGGGAAATGAAACAACTTTGGTTTAGCGCGCTTGCTCCAACTTCTAGATCTTGGCATATATCAAGACACGGTTCAGTTTACACAACGCAAGAAGTAAAAGAATTCTACGACAGGGACGCAAACGCCATTAATTGCTTATGCTCGCAATCGCCTGTATTAGTGAACAAAAAAACAGGGGAAGTTTTACAACAACCCCTGATTGATAAAATGAAAAAGCAGATCAGTTAAGCGCATTGATTTACCTCTAACAATATAAAGGTGAAATGATGAATTATCCAAAGTGGTAGTTAGAATATTGTTTTGAATGCGAGTGTAACGGTGAAGTTCCACTCACATTCAAAAGTTACTTATTGAGCAACCCAGTATACATTTAGTGTGGTAGTCCCTCCCCATGTTGTCCCATCCGATGGTTGCGCCGTTAATCTAAAACCGGTTTCTGATGGCGGGGAGCTGTTATCAATTCCTATTTGCGGTATCTTACCTCCAACTTGGAATGTGTACCGTAATGATGGTGTTATTGTTGGAGGTATTGGAAACCTCTTATCAAAAACAACGTCAACAGAATCAGAACTATTCCCGTTAGTTATATTTATTACCGCCGTCCCGCTAGCCTTGTAAAGTCCAGTTGTGTTAACTCCGGTTGTTGTGTTAATGCTTGCATTTAAGTGTGTTGAATCTATGCCAAAAAATGAGCTTTCACATATTTCTAGATCTAGACCTGTTAATGCTGACTCAATTCGAACAGAGTGAACTGCTACATTAACCCCCGTTGCTGGATCATCAAATACGAATGTATTGTTAGCAATTCTTCCAGTGTTGTCGCTAGAGAAAATTCGAATACATGAAGGGGCTGTAACCGTATCATCCCAAGGATCTATAATGGTATTGCCAGAAATATCTATATACTTGTTGTGCATTCCAAGATCTATCCCGTTCGAATTGCACCTGCTTAATTCATTATCAACAATCTTACAGTTTTTTGTCGCTTGTACTTTTATGCCGCCTGAGTCAGCTGCGCCAGCCAATCCATAACCAACAATAATATTGTTAGACACAATACAATCTTCCGCATACTGCACAAAAGATGTCCCAACTATCGCACCGGAAACACCTATACCTATATTTACACTAGATGATTGTTCCCTCTTTACTACGTTGTTGGATACCGTACAGCGAAAACAACCCAATGCGGGTGAGCCACTAATAACTGAAACAGCAAGTCTAATTCCAGAGTCGCAATTAATTATCGTATTACTGTCTATTAAAAAATCAACCCCGGCATGAGTATCTAAACCCTGCCCGTTGCCGCCCCCATCCACGTTAACCACTGTGTTTCCAATGTATTGACAGCGGTATGATCTTGGATCGCTCACCTCCGATGTGCCGTTAGCTCTGTCTATAAATATGCCGTAAGCATCGCCAGTACCAGGTGAAATATTTTCTATTTGATTGAATTTACACTTTATATCCTCGCAAGAAATACCGCCAATACCAGCGTAACCTATATTTTCTATAAAGTTATTCTCTACGTATGTAACTAACCCTCGGCAGTAACTATACCTTATCCCATACTCACCAAAACCATCTATATGACAATAAGAAACGTCCGGCGCTTTTATGTAGGTTGGTTCTAACGGATGATTGTTTTCACCTTCTGCTCTAATCGCTACGTCACCAGTAACAAGGGAGGAGTTACCTAACCCAGTTATATTACACATCAACCCAAGCGATCCTGATATACCCCCTCCATCGGCAAACTCAAAAACCACCCCTCTAAAATTTGATGTAAAGGTAGTTCCTGCCGCTAATATTTTCACCCCGTCTGGTACGTTTAATGTTGCTGAAACTATATAAGTTTGGTTTATAGCCCCCTCCACTTTTTTCAACCCAGAATTTAAAGCGGCTTGTATTGCATCGGTGCTATCCTCTCCATCTTTAGCGCCCCACCTAACAAGATTTGCAGTACCGACCTCTCTTAATACAAAACTCAAATCAAGCGTGTCGTGCGCAATTATATTAAATCCGTTTGCCGTTCCAATCCCGGATATAACATCAAAAAGAGCGCTTTTTCTTTCTTTTATTTTTATTACGTCATTAGTTTTTAAAGTTACAGTTTCACCACCAATCGTAAGGCCCACTTTAGCGTCTGCAACTGTGTTAAACTCGTAATTTGTGAAGTTGCCAACTTTGTTTGATGTAATCCCCTGCACAACATAAAACTTAGAGTCACCCTCAAAAGTGCCTGTGGTTGTAAACGGAATTTCACTAGGCAAAGGGGCGTAAATAACACCATCTTCCTCAACGGTTTTTGTTCTGTCAGCTAACGTTGTGAAGGCTATACCACTTGTATACGCAATAGGCACATCATACGCGATATTATAAAGCTTACCTTGTAGAGTTGGCCTAGTCTTCCCGAATCTATCGGCCCATGTTTTACTATTTAATTCATTAACCGCTAAATCTAAATTCTTGGCGTTATCGTCCAAATCTCTAGCGTTAGCGCTATAAATTGGATTGCCCGTATTATATCGACTCAACATTCTTCCTCGTCAAAAACGTATACTCGTAAATCATAGTTTACATCAGAAATTAGCACATTACGCACTTTTGGTACTTTTTCA